GATAAAAATTGTATCAAAAATAGTAAAACTATTGAATTACCTTCTTTTGATCAGTATGATAGGCCGTCAAAAAAACACCAATTAACAGCAATCAAAACTTTATTGGAAAATGATAAATTTATCTTGGCTGATGATATGGGTTTGGGTAAAATGGAATTTGTTGATAACCAATTGTTTACACCATTTGGTAGGAAAAGAATTGGTGATATAATTGTCGGTGATAAAGTTATTGGTTCAGATGGTAAACCATATAATGTTGTTGGTGTTTTTCCACAAGGTAATAAAGAATTATTTAAGGTAACCTTTAATGATGGTTATTCTATTTTAGTCGGTGGTGAACACCTTTGGTCTGTTTCAACTAATTGTAATGGTGAAAATAATAAAAATAGAAAAAATAGATATATTACATTAAGTACAAATCAAATGCTTGATAAAAATTTGATTTTACAACAAAATGGTTCGGATTGGAATGAAAAAAGACCCTACAAATACTCAACATACTATAAAAAAAATAATGGCGCATCTAAATGGCAGATACCTATCGTTAAACCTATAGAATTTTACAATAATTATGAATTACCTATTGAACCATATTTATTAGGTGTTTGTTTGGGTGATGGTAACATAAAAAATTCATCAGTAAAATTTGAGATACATAAAGATGATTTTGAAGAATTATTTACAGGTGTTGAATTTAATGAATTATCACCTGTTGGCAATAGACGATCATGTAATTTAAACTTCGGTAATAAATTACAATTATTAAATATTAATAATAAAACTTCAGATACTAAATTTATACCAGATAAATATAAATATAGTTCAATAGTTAATAGAATTGCGATTTTGCAAGGTTTGATGGATACTGATGGTCATTGCATGAAATCAAAAAAAGGTTTGTTTGCTGGTACGGAATACGCTACGGTATCTGAAAAATTAGCTGACGATATTGCTGAGATAGTTCATAGTTTGGGTGGTATTGTGCGTAAAAAAAGTAAAATTGGTTCCTATAGAAAGCCAGATGGAACTAAGGTTATTTGTAAAAAATGTTATCGTTTAAATATAAAGATGCCTACAGGTATTAATCCTTTTAGATTAAAACGTAAAGCTATATTATATAAAGAACCTGAAAAATATAAAGTTGGTAGATATATTAAGGATATCCAACCTTGTGGTACTGGTGAAGCTGTTTGTATATCAGTAGATAGTCCAGATAAATTATATGTTACAGAACACGCAATTGTAACACATAATACAACATCTACCATTCTTGCTGCGATAACTGGTGGATATAAAAGGATTTTGGTTGTCTGCCCAGCATCTCTTAAATTGAACTGGAAAAAAGAAATAAGTTTGTATGATAACCCAAACGATATTAGTATTGTAGAAGGTTCTGATTTTACATTCAAAAAATGGACTATTGTAAACTATGATATCCTTAAAAACTTCCATAATTTGAAAGAAAAAGGTCAAGATCCAGAAGATGTAAAAGAATCAATAATCGATTTTTATAAATTTGATTTAGTTATAGCTGATGAAGCACATTACCTTAAAAATGCTACCGCAAATAGAACAAAATTATTTAATGATTTTGCGATGAAAATTGGTACCAGATGGTTACTAACTGGTACACCAATAACTAATAAACCAATTGATTTATATAATTTATTATATCTTTGTGAATCCCCACTTAGTACAAATTGGGTTGGGTATGTTAGGCGTTATTGTGCTGGTAGACAATTCAAAAGAAAAGGGTCAACACAAAAATATTGGGTAACTGATGGTGCAACAAATCTTGAAGAATTAAAAGAATTTACAGACGATTTGATCCTTAGAAGGCTTAAAAAAGATGCTGTTGATTTACCACAAAAGACAATAAAACCAATATATTTACCATTATCCTCTTCAAGAAGATATCAGGATTATATGGAAGAATATCAAAATTGGTATGATGAACAAGTAGAAAATGGGATTGAACCTAAACCAACAGAACATCTTACACAATTGATAAAGGTTAGACAATTACTATCTGAAGACAAATTAAGTACAACAATCAATCTTGTAGAAGATATAATTGAAAGTGGTAGAAAAGTTATTATTTTTTCATGTTTTTCTAATAGTATTAGAACAATTCATGACCATTTTGGTAAAAAGTCTGTTTTAATTGATGGTGCTGTAAGCGCTAAAAATAGAGATATTGCCGTTGAAAAGTTTCAAAACGATGATAAAATCAAAGTTTTTTGTGGTAACATTGTTGCGGCAGGTGTTGGTTTAACTTTAACTGAAGGTTCTGTGGTGATATTCAACGATGTTGATTGGACACCAGCAAATCACTTACAAGCTGGTGATCGTGCACATAGAATGGGACAAACGAATGAAGTACACATAATTTATCCTTTAATAGATGGTACTTTAGATACGGTTATGTACAACAAACTACAGGAGAAAATTAAAAATATTAGTACTGTAATGGGAGATGAAAATAATGATATTTTCAATGATACATCTATGATTTCTGATGTTATAAAGTCTTTAAAAGATTAGTGTTCAGTATGTATTATTTTCTTAACATCTGATCTATAAACAGCATCGTCACCATCATCTGGTGTTATAATAACATAATATTTTGGAACACCTTTATCTTTTGTACTCATCATTTCGTCATAAGAAAGTATATTATCTATGTTAGTTATACCATAGTATTCGGCAACTCTTTCCTTTAAGATTTCAAAATCATCTAATCTCGATAAATCTAAATCTCTGAATTGACTATAAGGTAATCTATCAGAAATTTTTTGTTTTTCAGGATTGATTTTACTTAATTCCTTTTTGTTAGCGTCAGCAGAAAAACTGGTTGAATCGAAATCTGGGTTTTTAGTAACAGCAGCAATTTTAGTATGAGCGGCGCTAATAATATTGTAACCCTCAGATTTCAATCGATTCATTACGTTATTTGCTATTTTTACATATTTTTCAGTAAAAAAATCACCAGAATCATTCCATCTGAACATAACTCTATGTTTATATCCTTTGACAGCCTTATGTTCAACACATTTTTCCTTTAATTCGATATATAACCTTTCTTCATATTCTTTTGGAAAGTTCAATAAATAATTTAATCTTCTTGTCATACTATCATATGACGCTGGATATTGAATATAATTTCCAGATAATGCATAACAACCTTGCCTGCATTTACCAGCGCCTGGACAAGTGTTAATTATATAGAACTTTTTACTTTGAATATCATAAGCTAATCCTCTAAATGCTGGTAAACCAGTTTTATAAACAAAATCATTTCTACCACCACTTTTTAACATTTTATCGTTGGTATTCACCAAATTATTAGGTGGTGTAGTCATTCTTTCAATAAATGTTGGGATATCCACTTCCTCAAATTCTGTACCAATCAATCTTGATTTTGCGTGTACAAATGGCATACCTGTACTAAATTTTTCTCTATCTGCGGTACTTAATTCTCTGTTAGCTATTACACGATTTAAATAATTAACAACTTCTGGTAAAGGCATACATGTAGCCTTTACATCCTTGAAATCCTTTTTCCAATCAATTTCATCTATCTGAATTCCAGATATTTTTTTGATTTTATCAATTGACTCTTGAAGAGATAAAGCTTTTTTCATATAATATTGTTATAAATAGAAGTATTTATAGATAAATATAATAAACATGAGAATAAGTCCAACCGAAAGGCAAAAAATATACACGCAAGCCAAGCATAGATTAGGAGCACCAACCAGAAAAATACAGTTGGAGACCGAAACTATGGATAGTTTATTGGAAATTGCAACTGAAGACTATGTCGAATATATACAAAATTATTTAATAGAACAACAGTGGCCTTCACTTGTTGGTGTAAATGTTACAGAAGCAGATCTTACCAGAGCTTTTGTGAGCAGAAATTATGATCTTTTGACACAATACACTTACTCCTACTCAAAAATAGTTGGTTTGGGGGCTGGAGAAGGTGGATATATATTAAAAAAAGATTATGTGACTTTACAGTCTGGTGTACAAATGTATGAAATTCCAGCTAATCGTGAAATTAACGAAGTTCTTTGGTATAACCCAGCAACTTTGGATCAATCGGTTATTGATCCTTTTTTAGGTGTTTGGAACAATCAATTTGGCGCAGAATATATTGGATTAGGTTCATATTATATATTACCTGCATTTGATATTTTAATGAGGGCTTCAGACAGAAATTTAAAAAACCGTTTGGTTAAGGGTGAATTATTATATAAAATCACAAACGCACCAAATGGAAAAAAATATTTACACCTTTTAAATACACCTGGTGGTCAATATGACCAAAACCAGGAAATATTACAATATGGTAGGGTTTGGTATTGGTATTACGATATTAATGGAAATAAAGAAGATTGCCTGGAAAAAAATAAAGATATTATTAAGACACCGTCTGACGTTCCTCTTGATAATTTATCTTTTGATGATTTAAATGATCCATCTAAAGTTTGGATAAGACGTTATTTTGTTGCATTATGTAAAGAAACCTTGGGTAGAATTCGTGGTTATGCAAACGGAAAAATTCCTTCAGGAGAACAGCAAGCTTTAGAACTTGAATACCAATCTTTATACACTGAAGCTAAAGATGAAATGAGTATACTTAAAAAAGAGTTGGAAGATAGATTAATTAAATTCCACCCAACAGCAACATTAGAAAGAATGTCGAAAGAGGCTGAATTTATTAACACTGGTCTTAAATACAGACCAATGCCAAGACCAATTAGATTGATATAACATGTATAAAGTATTTTTAGTTGAAAATGATTTCGATTTTGAACTTGCGGACGATGTTACAGAATACAGTCGTGATTATAGTTCATATGAAGCATTTTATATTGATGTGACAAAATCTTTATATTCAACAGGCGGAACTACTCAACAAACAAGTGTTTTACTAAATAATATTAGTTTAACTGGTTTTGATAATGGATTTTTGGGTGATGATATACCCAAACAATATCAAGGAATTGTAGTTGCAAATAGTTATACATCTTATACACTTTCTGGTGACATGAATTGGGCATATATATTTAATGATTATACATATGATTATACAGGATATACAGGACAAAAAGATTTATTAATAGAATTTAAACCACCTATTATCAGAAATACTTACGATTCATTAGTTTTTGTTGTTTATGATAATAATAGTTCCTTTTATGAATATATACCATTTGCATACGAAGATGGTATATCAAATTTTTATACTTGCTATGATAATAATGGTTCTTTAAATGGTATAATAAATTCAGGTGATACTATATCTTTTTATATCAGCAACAACACACTATATGTGCAAGTTAATGGTACAACAATTAGGGTAAATAATAACCCAAATACCAATAATGACTATAGATTTGAATTTGGCGCATTAGCTACTGTCAGCGGTGAAACGTATACAGTTAATGATTTTTCCATATATTCACAAAGAATAATTTATACTGGAACATCAAACAATATTACAGACTTAAATCCTCAATTAACAGGAACAACTTATACTTGGGGTAAAACCAAATTTAAATTACTACCTGTTTCAACTTTAAATATTGGGCAAAATAACAATATAAAATATGATATAATTCCTCAATATGATTACAAAGAATTGAATGGTGGATTCTATCAAGGTGCTTTTAAACTATACAACTACCCTGTCCAATACTTCAAAACGAGAGCAAATAAAGGTTGGACAATTAATACTTTGATAACAAATCCTTCTGTTGTAACTGGTTCAACTAATTACTTGAATTTTTTACATCCTGATAATAGCGGAATTATATTTTATATCGGAACAAGAGCTGAAAATAAATATTGGTCAGTTACAGGTTCCGCAATAAATGTAATGAAAACCCAATATAAATTACCTACAAGTGGTGATACTGCAAGTGTCTTTAATTATAATAATAATTACAATAATACAGATTATCAGAACACTTACTAC